ATTGTCGAACCGTGCGTACAGATCGTTCAAGTTCCGCGCATTGAACATCCGCTGACGCTTGTCTGTAGCAACGGGCATACATCAATAAAAGAAGTCGTCAGGAGTACCACCAACAATTGTGGCTGGAGGTTGTTTGATCTTGATGGTCGTCCCGTTCGGGGTCTGTTCAATCGCTTGATCCGGTCCAGCTACAAGCTGGATCTTGCGGACTGCGTCGATCAGTTGATTGATTGCGCGAGCATGATCCGCTTTCATGCCGCGCTCTGCAACCTTAGATGGAAGCGTTACAGCCATTAGATCTCGCAGTATTGAGCGAACACCTTAACCACAGATCCGCTGATAACTGCTCGCAGATACAAGTTAGAATCCACTCGCGGAATCAGCATGAACTCACCGGCTGGAATCTGGAACTGGTAAGGAATCGAAACTCCAACATACACCGCATTTTGGAGGTCCAAATTCTTAATCAGCACCTTATACGGGAGCGAAAGATCCGCAGCGATTTCAAGTAGTTCGTCAGAACCGGAACCGATATCTTGGGTATTTTGACCCATGTCGCTTCCGGTCATGTTTGCCGTAGCGGTGAACGTCTGAGGATTGATTGATGCGCCGTTTTTGGACGCATACAACCGCGCTGTCATTTCGATTTCGTTTGCCATAGGTCAAACGGTTAGATCTCGCAGAAAGTCGCTTGGATCGTCACGTTGCTGGTATCTGCTTTGAGATACAACGTCGCGCTAACGTAAGGCAGCAAGAGCGTCTCTCCAGCGGGAATCCGCATGGTGTAGGTTCCAGAAACAAAACCCAACTCAACGAAGTTGGTGCTGTCGAGGTTGGAAATCAACAGCTTGTACGGGCTGGAGACATCAACCGGAACGTCCAAAGCTTCAACGGTAGTTCCGATCAATTGGGTCTGAGAACCCATGTCGGTTCCAACCATCGTTGCGGATTTGGTGTAAGTCACGCTCGGGAGATACGCACCACCTTTGGAAGCGTACAAGCGAGCGGTCATCTGAATTTCGTCTGCCATAGTGTGTAAGTGTTAGAATGTTGGGTTGAGTGGATACGCGAAAAGATCCCACGCTGCAAAGGTCCAAGTTTCATTCCGTTCAACTTGGTTGGTCTTAATCATCAAGCTGGTTGAATCGTTGGTTTTCAACCAAGCCCAAGCGGTCTCATCTGGAGTCAGCAACGGGTCCAGCGGTGCTTGCGGCATTACATTTCGGACAACTTGCGGAAAGCCATTCCGGTTTGCGAGCGTGATTGAATCGTAGATTGCCGAAATGATCGGAGGAGTAGCAGGAAGACCGTTGCGAGCCGAGTAAGTAGAGATCCGAGTTAGGGACACTCTGCTAGTCTGGAAGCTGCTTTGACCTCTAGCCAATCTCCTAACCAACTTGTGAGCCAGCGGGAATTGAGTTTCAAGCAGCGGCAACTTGTTGTTTTTCGGATCGTCTCCAGCTTGCTTCACCGCTGCAAAGTACAACTCAGTATCAAGATTCTTTTTGGCTTCAGCGCGGACGGCAGGAAGCTCAAACAAAGAAGCATCAACGTATTCTGTGCGGAACTCATATCGCTGAGCAGGATCGTCTTCGTCTAGCGGACCCTGAGCGGTTGGGCTGTTAGGGTTAAAGTTAACCCCTGAAAACGTTACAGTTGCAGTCGAATAAGGACCGTCTTCAGTGATTTGATATTTGCCACCAGCAGCAACCCAATTAACAGACGCAAGCCGCAAAGCGTCTTTGCTCCCGCGATACTTGTAGGTAATGAAACGACCAGTGCCATCGCCGTTGTTGTACTCGCGGGATATCTCAATGTATCCAGATGATACCGCAGAAAGATCTATGTTGCTCGTTTTGATCGTTGCCATATCAGTCTCGCGTGTTGTTGGCAGTCTTGTCCGTGTTCTTAACTATTTGCTTCAACTGAAGCGTCTGCTCAATGGCATTCCTGATTGCAGTGTCTTGAGACGATTGAAAGCCGGTGAATCCGCCAATGCGAGCAAGAGAGTCTTGACTTTGACCAAACGAGAACTTTTCTCCAGCAACTCGTTCAAATTCCGGCTTTCCAATTGGAGGAGGGTTCTTAGCTTGTTTGTCTTCTGCAATTCGTTGTTGAACTATTCTTGATAGTGCTTCATCTGGCATATTTCTAATCAACGCCAGTGTTGCTGCTTTCCGCATTGTTCTGTCGAACCGAGTTAGAAAGTCTTCAGTTGGTTTTGTTACAGACTTGAGAGCATCAGCCGTTGCCTTAACACCAACCGCAATGGTTGGAGAAGCCAGATTCTTGATAATACGAAATTGTTCTGCAAGAAGATCATTAGCATTTGAAAGCGTATTGATATCGCTTTGCTCCATCAACAATCTTCCACCAGTTGTCTTGTAATCAGCTATAGCCGCTCCAGCAGCTTTTAGCTTCAAGCCATACAAATCAACCATTGCCGCTGACGCTTCAGCGGAATTCCCAGACGCTTTGTAAGCTTCTCCAGCTTTGATTGCTCCATCAATAGTCTGAAGCTGAGCATCGTTTATGTCTTTGGTTGTAAAACCAAGAGCTTTGAGCGTCTTAATGGCATTCTCATCACCTTGAGTTGCTTTAATTCTGACTTGCTCAAACTTGTCTAAAACAGAACCAAACTTATCAAATGTAATTCCAGTTTCACCGGCAAGTATTTGAAGCCTCTGAACCTGATCAGTTGATAAATTAAGTTGTTCGGCAAGATCCTTAATTTCGTCAGCCGATTCTGTTACCTTTTTTGCAAATGCAGTAACTCCAGCAATTACCGCTGTTGCGCCAAACACTTTCCCAAGCTTGCTTGTAATAGCACTTGAAAAATTTGATCCAAAGCGCGAACCAATACCTTCAACACGTTTGACTCCAGTTTCAAACTGCGATGAGTCAACGCCGATCTTCACCAACAAAGAGAGTATTCCCATATCAATTGGATTGTTGGCTCTGCCAGATTGCTTCGCTTTGATCGTCCCACAACTGAACGTGACCCATCATCTCAGCATGAGCCAAGATAAGCCTTTCCGCATCATCAAGAGGCATCTTGATTGCATCATCAGCACTGATGCCAATGTTGAGACATCCAACAAGAACCCTCTCGGGCCACGGCATTGCTGGACGCTTTGACTTACTACCGCTTTCCATCAGCACTTCGGGAGCGGTTGACTGCTCTTTTAACCACAACTGGAACTTGTCGCATTCGGCAATCAAGTCCATTCGCTGAATTCGCTTTCCCCACAGCCACAGCATCAACCCGCTCCAACGAGACTTGATGGATCGAATGGACTCAAGTGGAGACTGTGAGCAAACGGTCACAGCCTCCACCAAGTTTTCTGGTTGAATCTCGCCACCCATGACAAATGGGGAACCCAACCGTTGCAGCACTATTGCATGACCCACTGTGTATGGAACGAGTCGAACCCCAAGCACAATTGGTGCTTGAGGTCCAGTCTCAGCTAAGATCTTTGCGAGATCTGCCACAGATTAAGGAGTGGCGAGCGTGAAGACAGTAGCGTTGCCAGCCAGCGACGGGTACTTGGTGACGGTGATGGTAACCATAGCTTTACCGCTATTGGTCATCTTGATACTGCCGCCACCGGAATAAACGTAAGTTCCATCCAAAGAAACGCCACCAACAGTCGGCCCATCAGAACTGGCAATTTCAGCGTAGCCATTAACCTTAGGCAGAGAGGCAGCGATCTTTGCGTTGGCAAACGTATCAGCGGACGGAATAAACGTCACGTTGAGGCTAATCCGCTCGTTGGCGGATACTTGAGCAACAACCTCACCGGAAGAATTTTTGATCTGCTCAACATCCGCTTCGTGCGTAATGTCATAGCTTTCCATCGTCGTGATGGTTCCGGTGGTGAGCGCGACCAAAGCACCAGCGTCATTGATGGTGTAAAGCTTGATCGTCCCTCTTGCTCCATAGACTAGAGCGAGTCCTTTTGATACTGCCATGTTAGTTTGTGGTTATGTGGTTATAGCGTTTGCTGCTGCAAAGATTCGCATTGAACGCGAGAAAGTTCTAGATCTTTCACTAGTGTCGTTCATTCCAAAGTCCGTTGGCGTTGCAAAGTATGCAACAAAGCCACCGGATGGGTCGTATTCTCCAGCGTTCAATTCTGAAATGTTGTCATCAACGAATAGCGGTTGCAGGATGTCTTCAAACGCTGCAACGGTAGCCAACACGTTGTATTCGGGAGTATCGTCAGCGGAAAGCTGAAGCGTAGCGGTTACATCAACCTCACAAGTCCGGTCAATAGGATGAACCGGAACCGCAGTTGATGATCGTACAACGATGCGCGGAAAGTCTGGCATTTGGTCTTCCAAGTCTGGATCTGCAAACGCACCGTGTCCGTAGCTGGTGAGACAAGCAGGAGTCCCAAGCGGAGACGCTGACCAATCTTGAGCAGACAGCCAATCGACAAGAGCACGTTCAGTTCTAAGAGCAACGCCATTCATTGGACAGTGATTCCGTTCTCTTCCAAGACTCCAGAGACCTCTTCAAGCTTTGCTTTGATATGATCCTCAAGCTCTTTAGCCTCATCGTTGTAAGCTTGATTCATTGCCTTTGCGTAGATTGAACCAACTTTTCCCATCTGGTTGTCAGCTAATCCAAGATTCATTTTCACCATCGAATAGGTATGCTGTCCAGTTTTGGCTTTATACGCATACGCTGACGATCCGCGATGAACAGAAACGTTCTCTTTAGGCAACCCGTATTGGTTCGCAAGATTGATGAGAGCTTGATTACCGGCAATGATTTTAACTCCAGCAGATCCTTTTCTGGCTCGTCGAGTTCCACCGAATTGAGTGAATGACGGGGAAAGCTTCTTGATCGCTTTAACAACGCAAGACTTCAAATAACCTACAGATCCTGCCGCTCTACGTCTTAGACTTGCCGCAGCCTCACGCATTGTTGGACCGTACAAACCCTCATTTCCAGCCTTCTTGTTTCTGGCTTGGGCAATCAAGTGAACAACCCGCAATTCACGCGAACGACCGAGAAATTTGCCAGTCTTCTTGTCCTTCTTCCTAACTCCAACCGGACGGTTGAGATAGTCTAGAATCTTGTTTCTGCTCGCTTGCGGAGACTTTGGAGGTAGCAAGCAATACAACCGAAGCATTAAGAAAAACGTCCGCGAGTTAACAACATCGGCCATTGATCGTCCGGTAAGCAAAACATATCTGCTCCAAGCACGATCAAAACGCGACTTATCAACTGTGATCTTGGGCCTCATTTGGTCTTAGCTCCAAGCTCAAGAGCGTAGTAAGCACCGGAGCCATCACGCTTTGCGGACATGATCCGCATTTGTCGCCCATCGTAGGTCACAAGACGACCCACCACAGGAATCATTTTGCCAAAAGTCAGAAGCAAACGGTCAGTGTTTTCTTGCAGCAGCAAGCTTCCAGACTCTTGCAAGAGACGGTCAGCAGTGAAACCAACGTCACAAGACCAGACCGAAGCGTCAACGGTTACAAGAGTTGAGTCAGCCAATCGCCAGTCACTGAATTTAACCAAGATCCGCGCTTGAACGTTATCTTGGAAACCACCGGCAATAACCGAGTTTGCGTCAGTAATCGCAGCAGGAAGACAACGCACCAGCACTCCCTGCCAGAGAAAAGATGGATTTCCCATCGCGCTCTGTAGCACAGACATCCCCAACTGGAGACTGGTTGCGATTAGGTTCACGCTTTGAAGTAGACACCAGAAACAAGAATGCGGGAAGTAGCTTGGAGTTGGCTTGCAAGACTTGTGATGTCACCGGTCTCGTAATGGCTCAACTCGCAGTAAGAAGTGCCTCCGACAACCTTACCAATCACAGAAGTCTTCGCTTGAGCCGTCGCATTGTCTAGCCAGATGGACACAGCAGCGTCGTATGTCGCAGCATCAGGAAGACCCAACCGCAGGTTTCCGGTCGCAGAACCACTCACCGAGTTGATGGTCAGATCAACGGTAAATGTCTCAACAAAACCGACAGCCGTTCGTCGAGCCGTGTTAACGGTAAAGTTAAACGTTCTACCACCACCGGAGTCAATCAGCGTGGGAACCCAAGCTGACGGAGCGATCAGTGGGAGCGCGGCATAGATCTCATCAAAGTTCGCGTTCGCTTTGATCCACGATCCACGGAGCGTGTCTCCGTTGTTGTCGTTTGCGGTTGATCCAACGTTGATGACTTGTTGCGACATAATCAGTCTTTCGGCAGCACAAACCACCCTTCGTGGATTGTCACTCGGTTTCTCGATTTCACAATCTTACCCTCAGAGTCTTTTGCCCAAACATGGGCTTTGACGCTCTCAGCCAACCTTACCGGCTGACCCGATGGGACCATCACCACCCGAGTCGGGGTGCAGCCCTGCAGCAGCAACACGAGCGGTAAGATCGTCGCGCAGACGGTTGTCACGTTGGCCGTCTTCAAGCGTCTGGTCCTTCGGATCTAGAATCTTGTTCAGTGTCGCGGCGGTCATTCCCTGAGCCACGCTTGCTATTGGGTCCATCTTTTAGGAGTTTTGCGTGAAAGGCTGCTGCCCAAGCGAAAACACCGGCCAGACCGCAGTTGAGCATGATCTCGCTGGTTGCAGGAGTGGAGAGTGTAAGACAGTTGAACAACGCACCAGATGCGGTTGCTACAAGAGATATCTTGAGTAACACACTTCCGGTCATCGGCCAACGCTTCACCACTCCATCAGAGCGATAAAGCATAATCATAAACAAGGAAACGCCAGCGGTGAGAATTCCGTTGGCGAGTGAGTTAATGATTGTAGCGGGATTCATTTAGGACCAAATCCTAGTTTGCCCATGATGTATTCAACGCCACGCAATCCAAGAAATCCAAGAATGAAAGCAACCGCATATTGCGAGCTTGAATTTTCGAGACCGACGGCACTGATAGCTACCGGCGTGAGATAGTTGGCGGACAACGTGCCAGCAAGAAGGCTGGTGATGGTTCCAAACCAACTCTTGTGACCATCTTGTTTTACAAGGACGAGACTCCCCGCGAAACCGGCCACCAGAAGCCCGATGTTAATTCCGAGATCGCGGAGAGTCTCTTTCATCACTTCTCGTTGTTTGAAGCGTCTTGAGCCTTCAATGCGGTGAACATGGCACCGGCACCGCCGACAGCGGCGGCGATGGCACCGCCCATGTCACCGGCAATGGCTTGTTTGATAGCCAGCGAGAGGGCTGCGAGGAGTACGGCGACTCCT